CAGCGCATCGTTGGCCAGCGACAGCACGCCGCGCGCGACCATCAGGCCGACCCGGCGCGCAAGGGGCGCGGTGACTTTATTGATCGCCTTGATCACAGATTCCACCCCCATTCCAGGTTGACCTTGGGCTCGGCTGACGATCCGTCGCCCGTTGACGCCTTCTTTTTTCTTTTCGCTGTGCCTGTAGAGCCTGGCGCCGAAGCCGTCGCGATCGTGTCGTAAGCCTCCGGCCGCGCCAGTTCCAGCGTGGTCAGCGCGCCTGAGCTGTCTTCCAGGGTAAAGCGCACCGACGTGATCAGTAATTCATGGTCTGCGCCGAGAAGCGGCGAGGTCAGACGCGTGATCGTGTTCGGCTGCCACAACTTGCCGCCAGCGGCCCAGCCGTTGACGGTAATCGTTGCCCGTGTGCCGCGACCGGCGCGGACATTGCGCTCCCAAAGGGCGCGCTCCGCAAAAGTGGCGTTGCCGCCCTGGTCTTCCGCGAGCACGATCAGCGGGCGGTAGCGGGTCACGCCGGCGTCCTTGCTGGACGCTGACGGATGCGCCACGGCCGCGCCGTGCGTATTGTCATCGCCTTGCGCCTGGCCTTTGATGATGTAGTCGCTGTAGCGGTCGGCCGTGTTGAATTCGCCGTCCGCCCGCAAAATGTTTTTCCCCTCGATCAAATCGGCCGGGGCTCTTGCGGTACTGGCGCGGGTCAGCACGATGCCGCCCAGCCCGTCGGATATGACCAGCAGCGCCCGCATCTTGGCCGCGCGCTCGATCGCCTCGTAAACGGTCTCGCCCTCCTGAATGCTGAACGCCGGCAGCGCCGCGCCGGTGGCCGCTTGCACCGAAACCGGGATGCCGAACGGCGCGCACAAATCCGCCGCGATTTGCTCGATCTTTCGATTAACCCACGCGCCGGTCTTGTAGATCGCCGAGCAGTCGACCAGGTCGCCGGCCTTGTCGCGGCCGGAAAAGCTGATTTCGTGCGAGCCGGCATCGTAACTCCGGCGCACCGCATCGATATAACCGGTGATCACCGTCGTACCGGAGACTTTCACTTCGCAGTCTTGCCCGGCCTTGATATCGGCCGTCATCGGGCCGATCGGCGAGTTCCACTTATCGGTCACGCTCAGATCGAACGCGCCCGACAGCTGCTCGATGCCGCGCTCGATGCTGAGCTGCTGCCAGCCGCCGAAGCGCTTGCCGTTGACGATCAGCTCCACGCTCATGCGCTCAATACCTCGATCGAGCGGCCGCCCGGCACGAAACCGGGATGGCGGACGTTGTTGCGCTGCACGATGTCGTCTGCCTGGGCGGTGCTGCCATAGATACGGTAGGAAACCACCAAGGCTGGCAGTGTATTCTGCATGGAATGTTGCACCAGGCGCGACAGATCGGCCGCGCGGATCGCGATGTCTTTCACCACCGCGATGCGCAGATCCAGCAGCGCGACATAGGCCTCGTCATCGGCCGTTTCTGCCAGCGTTTCGAGCTTTCCTGCGACTTCATCGCGCAGTGCGATCGCTTCGTTGTAGTTTGCCGGCGTAATGTTTGCCAGCGCGCGCGCCGCCTCGATCGCGGCAGCCTGCCGAACCAATGTGATGACAGCGGCCTGATTCGCTGCCTGTTGACGGCGATTCGGTGTGGTTTGCGGTACGGTCTGCGCATTCGCGCCGAAAGCGAACAGCGATCGCAGCGAGGTCAGCGCGCCGGAGTATGTAGAGGTCACGTCGCCCAGGCCGCCAACCTGAGCATACAGCGAACTCGCCAGCAGCGCAGGCGACCTGACCATTGCCGTCAGCCGGGTCGAAACGCCGCTCATACCGGAAAGGAAGCCCGGCAGCAAATCGCCGGACAAAATCGATAAATTCGAGGCCGATTGAATGGAGGTTAATGCCTCATTCGCCCACACGATCGCCGCATCGCCGACAAAATCCAGCCAACCCGCCGCCGCAAACACCGCGGCAAAGCTTTTTTGGCTTGCAGTTGCCGCCTTGTCGGCCGCCGCTTCAACGGCCCTGGCCGTGTTCGTTTGCGCCGATGGCTCGCTCTTCTCTCCGGACTCGACAAAGGTGATCAGGAAACGCGCCAGGCCGCCTTCGTCGGTCGATTCGGATACACTGGCATCGACGGCGACCGCGCGCATGCGGCCGCGATACGGATGCACCAGTTCGCCCGCACCTGGCTTTTCCAACGCCTCGATCAAGCGATCGCGGGCGGCCATATAGTTATCGCCGAGCACCAGCGCCTCGATGTCAAACTCGCGGGCGCGGCGCCCCATGTCTTCGGTATAGGGGAGATCGCGCTGCGGGTATTCGTGCACGATATTGCGCCGACCGATCACGCCGCCGGCGGCGGTCGTGAAGAACGGCACGCCGCGGAAACTGCCTTTTTGCAGTTGATCGCGCCAGGACATCAGTAGGCCCCCGCCATGGTCAGGCCGGTCGAGACTTTCAGCGGCACTTTCGGATTGTCCGACTTGATGGCCGTGACTTTGCCGGGGCCTTTAATCTCGACCTCGATCTTGCCGCCCACATCCGCTTTTTGTGCAGTTGATTTTAGGGTTGTCAGCGGCTTTCCTGTCGCTTGCGTCAGGGGCGCCGCGTTGACTTTCGCCATCATGCTTTCAACCGACGGATACAGCGTTTCACCGCCGGCAAACGGGCTCTTAAACGTCGCTATATTTGCGATCGCGCGGCCGATACCGCTGACGCCGCTAACGACCGCATCGAATGCCAGCTTGATGCCGCCAGTCACTCCCTCGACGGCTTGCAACAAGCCGTTGACTAAAAAGTCTTTGATGTCGCTGACGCCCTGCTTGACTGATTTGACTACCTTGTCCCAGTTCAGCCACAAGGCGGCCACAGCCGCCGTAACAAGTCCGATGCCCAGTAATATCGGGTTGGCGGCGAAAGCGGTTGTCATCAGAGTAGCACCCGCAACCACCAGCATAATCGACGACAGCAACGGCCCCAACATTGCAAGCGCGATGCCGCCGAAAACGATCTTAGCCAGATTACCGAAACCACCGACCTTTTCGGCCAGTCTCTGAACGCCGCCCCATGCCAACACTAAGGCGTCATAAACTCCAGTTACAGTGTTATAGAGTTTTTTGCCGGCGGCATCGATCGTTTTCAGGCCCTCTGCCGTTTGCAAGAAATTTAGATGGTTGATCAGCTCTAATAGTTTATCGCTGAGAAAACCGAACGTACCGCTGCTGTTCATGATCTGGTCAACCAGCGTCTTCCAGGTATCCGATAGCGTGGACATCATGCCATTCCATGTCTTGCTCTGCGCTTCGGCTGCGCCCTTGGCATCCTTGCCTATGGCTTCAAGCAACAATGCAATTTCTTTGCGTCCTAACCGACCTTTGCCGATCATATCTGTAATGGCGTCCTCGCTTTTGCGCATCGCCTTCGCTAACAACGGCACAACAGCGATACCGCGCTCGTTCAGCACGACAACCTCTTCCATTTGCAGCTTGTTTTTCAGCCATGCCTGGCTGACCTGATTGGCGATCTCGATGAAATTTTCCTGATCCTTGCCTGTTTTCGCGTTTATATCAGACAACGCCTGTAAGCTCTCAAATACAGGACCTATACCAGCATTCCGGAGCATGACCCAAGCTTTCGACGCGTCCTTTACTTCTAACGGTGTGTTTTTTGCGAAGTCCTGAATGCGGCGAAAGACTTTTTCAGCCTTATCTTTACTACCTTCAATGGATAGAATTGCAACCCGCAGTTGCTGAAATTCGGCCGCCGTCTCGATAAATTGCTTATTGAAGACAAATCCCAAGATACCGCCAAGTGCAGATACCTTAGCTGTTAACTTGGTGACGTCTCCAATCACGCCACGAATACCCTTGCCGAGCATTGATGCGCCGCTGGAGTGCATCGCCTGATTCAACTGCGCCCCGGCGCTTCTCGCGCCTTGACGCAATTGATTCAACTGGTTGCTGATCTGATGCAGAGGCCCGGTCAGCCGGTCGACTGCGTTCAGAATGAGCGAAAGATGTAAATTACTGCTCATTTAGCCTAACCACCTGTCCGTGCCACATCAGAAGATCTTCCGCGTCCATGTCCCATAACTCGGACGGCGGAAAATGAAAGGTGTACGCGATATCTCCTACGACGTCCCGCCAATTGCGGGGAACTGAGCCAAAAAACCGGAGACCGCCTCGGTGATTGCGCCGAAGTCCTCGGCGTCGATCTGGTCGACCGCCGACATCGGCAGCTCGGCCATCGCGCCCAGCAGCGCGGCGACCTTGCCGATTTCGCCTGGCGCCGCGTCCATTGCCTTCATGTGCTTCATCTTCAGCCGGTCTGGCAGCGTCAGTTCGGTGACTTGTTCGCCGTTGACCGTGATCGGGTGTTTTAACGTAATTTTCGCCATATCAAACCTCCTTGCAATCCAGCGCGCCGAATACTAGCTTGACCTCGCCCTTCTCCAGCT